CATTAGAGCAAGGTGTATTACCTGCAAGTGGAATGAAATTCTACCGACCAGTTATTGGAACACAAGCAACCACAGCAGTTACAGCAGAAGCAGTTGAATTTGATTCAACAGACACAACAATCACTTCAAAAGAAATTGATGTTGTAAAAATTGCTGGCGCAAACAAAGTATCAGTTGAACTTCTTGACAGAAGCGACCCTGCATACCTAGATGTGCTATTGCGTGAACTTGCAGCATCATGGGCTCAAAAAGCAGATGCTTATGCATTTTCAATTGCATTAGCAGCACCAGGATCATCTTCTGGCGCAACATTATACGCAGCAATTGCTGATGGTATTGCAGATTCATATGCAGTACTTCGCAAAACTCCTAACAGATTCCTTGCAGACACAGGAAACTTTGCAGAGTTACTTGCAGCAGTAGATGGTTCACAAAGACCACTATTCGCAGCAGCAGCACCACAAAACGCAGCAGGTCTTATGACCCAAGGCTCAACAGCAGGAACAATCGCAGGATTGGGATTAGTTGTTGATCCAAACTTTGACACCGGTACAGGCGTTAAAGGTGTTGTTTATTCATCTGATGCAGCAACAATGTACAAATCTAGTGCATTCCAATTGCGCACAAATGTTGTTTCAACCGGCGAGGTCGAAATCGGCATTTACGGATATATCGCCACATGTGCAAAATATCCAACAGCATTCAGAAACATCACTGTCGCCTAATAAGCGAACAAGAGTTGCCTGGCAGGTTAGACCCCTGTCCTGCCAGGTAACACCACACGAAAGGTAAGACATGGCATCAATAATCACACCAGCAGAATTACGATCTGCACTCAATGGTGTTAGTTCAACTTTATATTCTGATGCCGTATTAACAGAAATCATTGACACAGCCGAATCAGTTGTCGGCAATTTATTAGTTAAATGGAACGCACCAATTGACAAACACTATTCTGAAAGTGCAACATTAAGTACATTGCACACAACCAAACCACACAAATTTTACAAAACACAAACAGTTGCAATTGAGGGTGTTGAAGCACACATCAATGGCAACAAAACAATTGCTGAAATAGTTGATGACTTTACATTCAAAATAACAACCACAAGCGCACCAGTTCACACTGATTGGCGCAATGTAATTCCAAACGGCCTTGCAGCAGAAAATGATTTGTCACAATATGCAGATGTTGCACCTGTTGAATCGGCAGTACTAACAGTTTCACTTGATGTATTCAAAGCACGCACATCAGCAGGATCAGTTCAACAGGGACTTGATTTTGTTCCACAACCTTACATATTAGGTCGTACTATTCAAAACAGAATTGTTGGAATGCTTGGCGCATACATTGATGTTGAGGCGTTAATCGGATGACATTAGCAACACTACGCGCAAACCTTAAAACAGCCATCACATCAAACAGCGTATATTCAGTTGTTGATTTTGGTTCAGAAATTGTTACAACCCCAAGCATCATGATTTTGTCATCTGATCCATGGCTTGAGCCAGTAACACTTGGAAACAATAAGGCTTGGCGTGTCAGATATGTATTAGAATTAGTTGCAGCACCTAACACAAACCCTGGTGCATTAGTACAACTTGAAACAATGGTTGGCACAGTCCTGCCATTGATTCCACAATCTTGGCAGATACTCTCAGTTTCCAGCCCAAGGATACGACAGGCGAATAGCAATGATGTTTATTCGGTTGAAGTGTCAATTACAACAATATACAATCCATAAGAAAGGAAAGACAAAATGCCAACATCAGTATTTACAGGTAGAAATATTGCACTGACCTACAAGGCAGTGAATTATGATGACCAAATTACAAGTGCAACAGTTACATTAGATGATCCAAACGGACAAGTGCAAACCTTGAATGGATTAGTTGATTATGTAATTGACAAAGAAGTTGGAACAGTAACACTTGAAATCCTGCAAGATTGGGGCGTTGCAAGTGGCTTCTGTGACACATTGTGGACAGATGCAGATACAAATCCAACCACAACACAAGCAATGACATTAGCAATCAATGGCAAAACAATGTCATTAACTGTACTTCCAAAAAGACCAGATTTTGGTGGAACTGCACCGGATGCATTAACTGTTACAGTATCAATGCCAATCCGATCAGTATCAATAGCGTAACTATCGAACAGGGGTCACCTAATGTTTAAGATACAAATAGAATGGACACTTGCAAATGGAAAGTCCTACGAAGAATGGACTATTCCATGGGAAATTGCACAGGCTGAAAAGGAAACTGGCACAACTTTCCTTGAACTATTCAAACGAGAATTGCCACCATCAATTGAACAACAATTTTGGTTGGCCTACCAAATGCAAAGAAGAATCAGTGACAAGCCAGTTGGCAAGTTTGAAGATTGGCGATCACAAGTTGTTCACATCAATTCAAAGGACTTTGCAACAACAAATTTTACCCAGCCGGAAGCATAGAGCGAACTTTGATAGAACTGGCCGTTATTTCGCGCCAGCCATTGTCAGAGTTCAAAACGCTTTCGGCAGAGCAGGTATCAACAATTGCAGATGTGGTGAATAGATACCATGGCAACGCCTAACAAGCCAACAAACAGAGCAATTCAAATCAAAATTGCTGACAAAGAAATCTTGGCTATTTTAAGAACTTTTAACAAGATGGATGAAATTGCCAAAAAAGATATGAAACAAGTCACTAAAGAAATTGCTAATGAAGCAGCCTCAGCAATTGGATCAGCATTGTCAAGAACCAAACAAGGCGCAGCCATAGCCAAGACCATCAAAGTGTCATCTTCTTATGCTAGAGGACCAAGAATTGAAATTGGTGGCGATAAACAGAAATTAAGTTCAGGCAATGTTCCTGGTGAGATTTTGATGGGTGTTGAATTTGGTGCTTACCAAAACAGAGAACGCGAAAGAAAATCTGGCAGATATGTTGGTTACAAACAATTTCAACCACGATCACCACGCGAGGGCAGAGGTAACGCAGGTTACTTTATATTTCCAACACTTAAAGCAATGCAACCTTATATAACCCGAAGATGGGTTGAACAAGTTGATAGAATAAGAAGTGAGTGGAGAGGTAGAGTGAGTTAATTGGCATCAGATGTTCGCAGTCTCAAATTACAATTATTGGCAGACATTGACAATTTTACAAAAGGACTTAACACTGCCCAAAATGAAACACAATCATTTACAAGCAAAGTTGATAAAATTGTTGCTGGCGCAGCCAAAGCATTCTTAGGCCTTGCAACAGCAGTTGGAACAGCAGCATTTGCAATTGGTGTCAGTGCAGTTAAGGCTGCGATTGAAGATGAAAAAGCCCAGGTTAGCCTGGCTCAAACTTTACGCAACACAACTAAAGCAACAGATCAACAGATTGCAGCGACAGAAGATTATATTGATGCTACTGCTAGGGCAACAGGTGTTGCTGATGATCAGTTAAGACCATCCCTTGACAGGTTAGTTAGATCAACTCAAGATGTCACTAAAGCACAAAAACTTCAACAACTAGCATTAGACATTGCAGCCGGTACAGGTAAAGACTTAGCAGCAGTCACAGAAGCCCTTGGCAAAGCCTATGATGGCAACCTGGGTGCATTAAAGCGTATTGGTGTACCACTTGATGAAAACATTGTTAAGACTAAAGACTTTGATGCAGCAGTTATTGCATTGTCTGAAACATTTGCAGGTCAGGCTGCAGCAGCAGCAGAGACATTTGCTGGAAGAATGCAAAGAGTTCAGATTGCAGTGGATGAAGCCAAAGAACAAATTGGATTTGCTTTACTTCCTTTCATGGAAAAACTTGCCAAGTTTGTCACAGATAATCTTGTGCCAGCACTTGAGGGCTTAGTCAATGGATTAACCAGATCAGGCAAACAAAATTTAACTAAAGCATTTTATGATGCTGGAACTGGTGCAGTGACATTTGGTTATGATCTTGAATCAACTGAGGGTCAAGCCTATTTACTTGGTGAACAGATTAGACAACTTGGTGATTCAGTAAGCAAACTCTTAGCCGTTGATCCTAACAGTGGTGAAAGTCTTTTGATTAAGTTAATTGATTCACTAACCAAAGTTATCGAAAAGACTGAAGCAGCAATCAAAGCATTTGAACGATTCAAAGAATCATTTATCGGTGGAGCAATCCTTGACATTTCAACAGCACCAATCAGAACAGTAGGCGCAGCATTAAGTGGCAACCCTGGTCAAGTGATAAACATCAACAACACATTTGGCGCAACCAATTCCAAAGCACAAGCCCAAACAGTGGTCAAATCAATCAACAACGCTGCAAAGGCTGGAACTGTCAATAAGTTTGTCAAACCAATGATCCCTGGCAGGTAACAAGTGCCTTGGTCACCAAACGCCACAGTTAAGATTAACGGCACAGCCGTAACGAATTACACGCTTGAGGGTGTACAAATCAGCATGGGTCGTGATGATGTACAACAACAATCATCAGCAGGATTTGCCACAATTGATTTCTTAAACTTGCCTTACACTGATGTTGAAATCTTTGATGAAGTATCAATCACACTAGACAACTTCACAGGTGTAGACACAACAATCTTTACAGGCACAATTACAGATGTATCAGTTCAAGTGCTAGACGCTGGAACAACAAACACTTTCATCACGCAGATTAGTGCATCTGGTGGTTTATCTAAACTTGCAGCCAAAGAAGCAAACATTGTTGGATACCCAGAACAAAAAGATGGTGATCGCATTGTCTCAGTTATCACTGACACTTTTGGACTTAAATGGAATGAATTACCTGCAACACAAGTGTGGACTGATTACACAACAGAGACTTGGAATGATCTTCTAGGTGTAGACATCTCAGACATTGATACTCCTGGAACTTATGATTTGTTTGATTCAACTTCTGACCCTGGTGCAATCAATGCTTTGAATTATGTTCAAACAGTTGCAGATTCAGGCAGTGGCTACATTTTTGAAACCACATCCGGTGGCATTGGATACCAAGACCAAGATCACAGAGCAGATTATGTAAGTGCCAATGGGTTTATTAACATCTCAAAAAACTTTATTCTTGCAGATGGAATCAATGTCACAACATCACGCAATGACATCATCAATGATGCAATCATTACCTATGGTGACCCAACAGCCTCATTTCAAACTGAGGAACTAGATTCAATAAGTTTGTATGGCAGAGTCACAGCATCAATTGACACATACTTAAAAACTTCAACAGATGCCGAAACTTTGGCAGATCGCATTGTCCTTTTGAATGCTTACCCTCAACCAGTAATCCAAGGAATACAAATCCAGATTGATGCACCAACTATGACATCAACTTTGCTTAATGGGCTTGTTGGTGTATTCTTTGGTATGCCGGTATCAATCACAGACTTTCCTGCACTTCTATATCCAAATCAGTTTTTCGGATATGTGGAAGGGTGGGAATGGAATATTGACAGGTTCACTGCACGCTTGACTTTGAATGTTTCAGATTTCACATTCTCAGCAGTTCCAGTGGCGTGGCAAGATGTATTTGCCGGTGAAATCTGGAGTACAATAGACCCATCACTACAATGGCAAGATGCCTTATTAGGAGTTAATTAACACATGGCAACAACTACAACAAACTTCGGTTGGGATATTCCTCAATCAACTGATCTAGTCAAAGATGGTGCAACAGCAATTGCTGCTTTAGGTCAAGACATAGATACAGCCTTTGTTGATTTCAAAGGTGGCACAACCGGTCAAGTATTAAAGAAAACTTCTGGAACTGATTTAGATGTTGAATGGGGTACAGCCTCATCCGGTCTAACCTTGATAAACACTACAAGTTTTTCAGCAGTTGCCAGTCAATCTGTTAATGATGTTTTTAGTTCAACTTATGATAATTATTTAATTCAACTAACACTATCTGGTTCTACGACTGATGATGTAAATATGAGAATGCGTGTTGGTGGCTCGGATAATTCTTCCACAAATTATGTACGTTCTTATTTTTCTCAAAGCAGTACTAGTCTTACAGGTCAATTGATAAGTGGAGAAACAAGTTTTAGGCAAGTTGCAAGAATGCGTTCTGGACAAAGTAATTTTTCTCAAATGACAATCATAAATCCTTTTGCAACAGCACACACAACTATTATTCAAGATAATACAGACCAAGTTGGTACAGTAAATTTATTACAAACAAGAATAATGCACACTATGACTGTCACAACTTCTTACACAGGATTTACTGTGATTGCTGCTAGTGGAAATATAACTGGCTCGGTGTCCGTTTTTGCGTATGCGAAATGAGGAATAAATAATGGCAACTGAAAAAATTATGGTTGGTATAGATGACCAAGTTATTGAACTTAAAGGCGCAGATAAAGAAGCGTTTATTGCTGACAGAGAAGCATCATTACAAGCACAACGCTTACTCGAAGCCAAGGAAGCCGAAAGGAAAGAAGCACGCGAATCTGCTATTAAAAAACTTGCAGAGATCGCTGGCTTAACCAAAGAAGAATTGGCAAGTATCTTATGACAAACTTCAAAGCCATTGCAGCATCCTGGGCAAGATCATTTCTTGCAGGGTTAATTGCATGTTA